CTAACAACATAACTGGTTTCGATCGGGTTTGCGGAATTTTAGGCACAAAAAAAGCCCCGACCATTTCTGGTCAGGGCGTTGCATTAGGTGTCGAGCGCGTCGATGTCGTTGAGATCGATATCGTCATCGGGATCATCATATACTCGGACAGCGAGATCAGGGAATATGCCGTCATCGAATGCATCCCCTTCGATGTATTCTGCAATGGTGCTAGGCGCTAGAACATTTTCAACGTGCGCTAGTCGCTTGCGTAATACGTCACGCATTTTGTGCAGCTCCGCGTAAGCATTTTTGATTTCATGCGCACGCATTTTAATGTCGCTGTCCAGATCGATCAGCGAAATTTTGTCATATGTTATGTCCATTGGTTCATCCTAAAAAGAGAAAAGAAAAGCAGCGCTAGATATCTAGCGCTGCCACGATGTTATTTAAGCTTCGCAAACATTTCCGCGAAAGCATCCGCATATTCCTGCGGAATAGAACCGTCAGGCTTTGCTTTCGATACTTGCTTGTGCGCTTTGGCGATAGCGTCAAGGAACCGATCGCAATCTTGGCGCTCGACAGTGTCCTTGCCGTTGCCATTCGCGGTATCGTCAAGCTTCTTAAGATCCGCTTTGATAAGACCGATCAACTTGCCGACCTGCTGTTGCAGATACTTCTTGTCACGCGTTTGACCTTTTAACTTGCCATGCGTGACAGCCATTTCTGCTTTGCCCGTTGTTGTTTCATCGCGCAGGAACTTAAGACCTGCCTCGCCGCAAACAACAGTAGCGCATACGTCGTATGCCCAGTTGCGAACCGATACCCACAAATTGTTTTTGGCATCGTCGCCTGTTGGCTTGGCAAGCATACTGTAATGTCCGCCAATCTTTTCCGCAGGCGCAAAGAACTGCAACGCTGCGAGGCGACGTGTGTCAACTGCGGCCTCCGCGGTTGATGCTGCATTGTCCACGGCAAGCGCCGCTTCGATTGCTTTCTTTGATACTGATAATTCAGCCATAGTAAATGTCCTTTCTGACATTGTTAGCCGTGCGGCTAACGGTTATTAGACAGAGCCAATCTCTGTCTATGGCAACCATTATACAGGAAACGCGCTCAGACACAAGTAAACTAGGGCAATCGTTAGCCACACGGCTAACTCTCTGACCCCCACCTACCCCCGACCCCCCTTTACACCAACGCGCACACACATCTATATACATACTATTCTGCACAAAAATTTTGGTTTTCTACGAAATCGGCTAAACCCCACCCCCCACCTACCGTTATACCCAGTAACCACATTCGGCGTAGGGAGATTGAAATAATTATAAAACTCGTCTAAATACTAAGTATGGCACTGCGAATAACACCAGAACGGGGCGTACCAATCAAAGACACACCCCCACCCAGCGACCTTATAGGTAAAGCCGAGGCCGCTGCCGAAACCGCTAAACACCTACATGCCCACGGGTTGGATATAACTATAACCGCCGAGGACCGAGATAACGCTTCAGAGATTAGCATGGCCTACGCCGCTGACCCTGCGCGTACTTCAAAGAAGGCTACTCTTAGGAATATATCACGCACCCCACCCGCTACCCTGCTACTCACAGATAAAATCCTGAAGGATTTTGGGCATTCAGTTGTAGAAAGCGCTACGCAGGTACGGCACCTAGTAACAAACAAACTTATAGACGAGACTGAGAACCCAGATCCCCGAGTACGTATACGTGCATTGGAGCTGTTGGGTAAAATTTCTGATGTGGGGTTGTTTGCGGAGAAGTCTGAGGTTACTATAACACATCAGACTACCGATGATCTAAAGGAGAAACTACGTGGAAAGTTGGCTAAACTCATAGAGCCAGCCGATTCTGATGTAGAGGACGCCGTAGTCGTGGAGGCCCCAGTCATATCGTTGGATGATACACTAGGGCCTCCCGATGCCTAAAGATCTTGCGAGTATTGCTCAAGATTTAGACTTCTCCCCCGAAGATATTCAGGCAATGCTGGACAACCTCGACCAGTTTAGCCCTGAAGAGGTCGTGGAGATCGACAAGATGGTCGATGAGCTGGCGAGCAGACAGCGGAATACGAGCGCTAGAGACGACCTCATAGAGTTTTGTAAACGGATGCAGCCTGATTATATCGTTGGGAAGCACCACAGAATACTCGCGGATATGCTCATGGCGATTGAGGCGGGGGACAAGGACCGCATATGTGTCAACATCCCGCCGCGGCATGGTAAGTCGCAGCTTGTTAGTATCTTTTTCCCTGCGTGGTTTTTAGGTCGCAATCCCGGCAAAAAAGTTATGATGGTGTCTCACACTACCGATCTGGCTGTGGATTTCGGACGTAAAGTTAGGAACCTCATATCGGTGGACGACTACAAAGAGATATTCCCGCAGGTGACGTTGGCTTCAGATAGTAAGTCCGCGGGTAGATGGAATACGAACTTTGGAGGGGAGTATTATGCGTGTGGTATTGGTTCTGCTCTTGCTGGGCGGGGCGCTGACCTCTTGCTCGTTGACGATCCCCATTCTGAACAAGACGTTATCAACGGAAACTTCGCAGTGTTTGAGAAAGCCTACGAATGGTTCACCTTCGGTGCCCGTACTCGTCTTATGCCGGGAGGTCGGGTAGCTATTATTCAAACGCGTTGGCACATGGACGACCTTACGGGGCGTGTGACTAACGACATGGTGAAGAATCCAGAGTCAGATCAGTACGAAATTGTAGAATTTCCTGCGTTATTGGACAGCGAGGACTCTGACGGCGCGCCGATACAGAAGCCTCTGTGGCCTGAGTTCTTCGATTTAAGCGCATTACTGCGTACAAAAGCGTCAATGCCCACTTTCCAGTGGAATTCTCAATATCAACAACAACCTACGGCTGAAGAATCGTCGATTGTTAAGCGAGAGTGGTGGCAATTGTGGGAAAAAGACGACCCCCCACCCTGTGAATACATAATTATGTCCCTTGACGCTGCTGCGGAGAAAAATAATCGCGCCGACTACACCGCGTTGACGACTTGGGGGGTGTTTTTCAACGAAAATGAGAATGCACACCACATAATCTTACTAAATAGCATAAAAGAACGGCTAGAATTCCCAGAATTAAAGACTTTAGCGCTAGAAGAGTACCGAGATTGGGAGCCAGACGCGTTTATTGTGGAGAAAAAGTCCTCTGGGGTGGCTTTATACCAAGAATTACGCCGTATGGGCCTGCCAATACAGGAATATACCCCCCACAGGGGCACTGGGGACAAGATGGCACGCCTCAATAGCGTGTCAGATATCATCGCTAGTGGGTTTGTGTGGGCACCGATGAAGCGTTGGGCTGAAGAAGTCGTAGAAGAGGTCGCTGGGTTCCCGTTTATGTCCAACGATGACCTTGTTGACTCTACAGTTATGGCGTTATTGCGGTTTAGGCAGGGTGGGTTCATCAGATTGCCCACAGATGAGTGGGATGATGAACCTATATATCGTAAATCCGTAGAATATTATTGAGATTAGATAGATATATCTACGTGTTGCCCTTGCAGGTGAGTAGCATGGTGCTGCACTCCACCCTTGTCGTAGCGTAACTCTAGCCGTTCTGCCCGTAAAATTTCTAAATGCGTGTGTTTTATTCTGTGTTCTCGCTCTACACGCTGCTCTGCTAGGTGGTTTTCTATCCGCTCACGGGTAATTGTTTGTGTGTGAATGTTTGAATTCACATTAAACGGCATTTGGCTTGTTCCTTGGGTTCCGTCACTCATAGCGTCATCAACCACACAAAACCGAATAAGCCTCCTACACAGACAACAAATAGCGCTATACCCGCTGACCACTCCGATATTTTCTGCTTAATTTCTATTTTTCTGTATTCGTGTTCACGCTTCTGCTTCCTGAGTTGAGCTTCTATTTCAAGAATTTCCTGCCACTTTGAAGGGCCGTAATAGACCGATATGAAATCTTTTAGCTCCTTGCGCATGGCTTCAGCCTTCTGCTTGGCAGCAAAAATTTCCATAGCTTGGGCCTCTACACCCCCACCTAAAGCCTTATACCAAGGGGGTTTTTGGACTTGCCGATCCGCAAAGTCTAAATCTGCTATAGCACCTGCCCATTGAGATAGTTGGCCTCCCATATCTTGTAGGTCACGCCCAACAGATATGCCTTTTTTAAGCGCGTTAAATGCTGCGGTTGCCCCAGCTATAGCTGTTATTGGATCAATCATACAGGGTTCGCCTATCTCCCCCTATTTTTTCTCCGCGAGTTTGTCTATCTTACCTTCAAGCCTAACAAGATGATCGACAACTCTTCCAATCTCCCCAGAATGGTCTTCTCGTTTTATATAGTTTTCCCGCGTCATATTTAAAAGAATGTTAAGTCTTTTCACTTCTGCTGCGATTTGGTTAG